CGTTTTTCTCCAATGGTGTCAGGAAGCAAGTCATCACTACGGCGTGGACTGTTCCGTTTGGTTTATAAAATTCGGTATATCCATCAGGCATATCTTTGCGGATACACCCTCTGAAGTCCCAGCCTTGCCGCTTACCGGCTAATCTATAAGTGGCTGTCATATCACAGCCACCTAGTTATAAACGTAACGCCGTTCACAGTGCGGCACTTGAACGCCTTGCCGTTGCGTATGCCATATTGTGAGGCGTTGCGACTAGTGCGCCGGGGATCACCGGGCTTATCTGCTGGCATCGTAGCAGTGTCGCCTACAGCCATAGTGCCCATTGGGTAGGTCATAGGTCGGCTCACTTGCCTTGCTCCCGCTCTTTGCGGCGCTCTGCGAACGTCTTACCGTCTATGCTGCTTCGCAAAGGCCATGCGCTGTCGGATGATACTCTGTAAGTGCGCCCTAATGGGGCGGCTTGTTGTGGCTTAATCATTTTCTTGCTCCCGCTTGATGTTTAGCAGTTCGGTTCCTTCGCGCAGCCATGCCATGCGGAACCATTCGCGGTCCAAATGCGTCCGCCATAGAATGATTAACGTAACGGCTTGCATGGATAGCAAAACGATAATTGCGATTTGTTCATGTGTCATAATCAATCCTCTAATAATAAGGTTAATAGGAATAATGCGGCTCCGGCTAATAAAACCGTCATTTGGCGTTTAGTTGCGCTTGCAGCGATACTGTCTCTTCCATCCATGTGTCGCAGCGGTGGCTTAGTTCGTCGATCAGATTTTTAGCTTCCTCTAATTCTGCTTCGACGTTTAGCAGTTCGCTAAGGCGTTCTGCCAGCACAACAGCCAGTTCGTGATTGCGGTCTAATGCTGTGCGAACTAATTCGCCGTCCGATAACATCCGTAGATAGTTACGATCTTGTGTCATGGTTTATTGTCCTTTTGCTTTGTTGATTGCGGTTTCGGCGCTGTCGATTAGCGGTTTAAGGTGTCGGACAGTTTCGCGGTCTAAAAAAGACAATGCTTCGCAAGCGCCGTCCATTAAGTTTTCAAGCGCCGCCAATAGGTCAGGCGCGGCAGCGATTAGCGCCGCTTCGCGCTCCAGCGTTTCCGCATCAATGCCGGGTGTATAGCCACCTTGCATTAGATATTCGTCGACCAAATATAATGTTTGCGTAGTCATGGTTCAGTTTCCTTTTAATGTGATGATGATTGCTGTGATGGATAGGGCTAGCACGGCAGCGAAGCCGGCTGTTGCGATAAGGTGAATGGCTGTCATGCGTCTGTGTCCTGCTGTTGGCGACGATCTAAACGTATAAGCAGCGCAGTCAGATCGTCGACTAAGCGGTTAGTCGCCGCTTCGTCTAGTTTGCTGCTGAACGCATGGTTTACCTTCGCGCGGTTCAGCATCTCAAAGAATGCGTCTGTTGCTATGTCCGCAAAGCGGTCAAAATTGGGCTCTGATATTTGTTTATCTGATAACATCTCACTCACTCCTATATTGGCACTAGCGCCATAAATGCCGCGCAGGGTGAGCCGCGCGGCTAATATGGCGTTAGCTAACGAACTGGCCGCCCTTGTTTAAAATGCGCTCAATGGCGGGCCAAGAATATTCTACATCGCCACCCTTGCCACTTAACAAGCGAACGACGCCATAAGTGTTGCGAGCGCCCGCCATGGCAGCAATCTGTCCGTCAAGTGTAATACCCATGGCATTTGCCTTGTCGATAAGGTCGTAGCGCCATCCGTTGCAGGTGTTGTCTGTCATAGTGTCTCACTCCATTGCGTTGTTGATGACCTCTTATCTACCCTCTCATTCATGCTGTCAACAACAAATTGTGTTGCGCTAAAAAAAGATTTTAGGGCCAAAATAGGGACGTCATTTGGCTTTTCTAAATGACGTCCGAATGACGTCCAAATGACGTCCGATCTGCCGGCTGGCATTTGTCCTGTAAAATGCCTGGACTTTAGGGACGTCAAAAACGTCATTTGGGACGTCATGAAAAACACCCCAAATGACGTCCCGAAAAATGGCGGAATTCTGCGCGCCATCAGCAATCGGACGTCATATTGTTATGAATTAGATATATAGGTGAAGTTATAATATTATTAACCTATATGGTGCGCAGTGTGCAATTCGTCGGCGACTTGTAACTCGATGACAATTTGACGTCCCTTAGTGTGTTAACACAGTAACACACCTACGTTTGTTCTCATGGTTGACGTCAACGTCAAGCGTTGCGCTGGTGACTTGGCGCATCATGACAACATGACGTCTGTCACTGTGTTAATACAGTAACACACTAACACACTAGCCAGCCGATATGTTTTTTACTGACATCAATGTCAGCCCAAAGGGAAAGGCCAACCAAAAATCCAGCGCATAGAACAAAGCCAGAACGCGTCGAGCAAGGGGTGGGGGTGGCAGGGCCGAGCGCCGCGTGGCTGACACGGTCACGGGTCGCAAACAATTTTTATTTTTTTAAAAAAAGGTTACTGCACCCCGCAACCAAACCTGTTGCGTATCTGCGTCCAGTAGATTATTGTGCAGCTAATGACATTCTACTCACTGCCATTTACACCCGAACGCACCGAGGCCACCGAGTCGCGGTTAGAGTCTATCTATGAAGCTGCCCGCTACGGGCTAAAGGGTGATAGCCTTGCTATGGCCGCCGGCATGACCCCGCGGCAGTTCCGCGTGCTGGCGGAGTCTGACCCGCTGGTCGAGATGGCTGAGATCAAGGGACGCACCGACGGCGAGTACACCGCCGGCAAAACCATGTACGAAGCGGCGCGCGATGGCGACGCTAAGGCTGCGCTGGAAATACTCAAGCATCAGCACGGCTGGGTAGCCAAGCAGCAGATCGACGTAAACATCGACCAACAGATAAGCATTACAGGCGCGCTGGAGAAAGCCCAGCAGCGCGTCATCGAAGGGACGTATCTAGAGATACCCCAGCTAGAGGATAACTCCAATGCAAACACCGATATACAGCGCATCGGAAGAAATGGAATTGATGGCAAGGTTGTGGTCCCCCAGCCTGAAGGATGACCCACTAGCATTTGTGCTGTACACATTCCCGTGGGGCCAAGCTGGTACGCCGCTGGAACATTTCCCCGGCCCGCGTAAATGGCAGCGTCAGATACTAGCTGACTTGCGCGACCACATCAAAGAGAACAACGGCAAGATAGACTTCGCCACAGCGCGGATGGCGATTGCATCAGGACGCGGTATTGGCAAATCCGCCTTGGTCTCATGGCTCACCATCTGGATGCTGTCATCAAGGATCGGCAGCACAACCATCGTGTCGGCAAACTCCGAAGCGCAGTTGCGCTCTGTCACATGGGCAGAAATTACCAAGTGGCTGGCGATGTCCCTCAACAGTCACTGGTTCGAGATAGCAGCCACACGGATCATGCCCGCCAAGTGGCTGACGGAACTGGTCGAGCGCGACCTGAAGAAAGGCACGCGCTACTGGTCAGTCGAAGGCCGGCTGTGGTCTGAAGAGAACCCTGACGCCTACGCTGGTGTCCACAACTTCGACGGTGTGATGCTGATCTTTGACGAAGCCAGCGGTATACCTGACAGTATCTGGTCCGTATCGGATGGTTTCTTTACAGAGAATACACCACATCGGTTCCATCTGGCCTTCTCCAACCCGCGGCGCAACACAGGCTATTTCTACGAAACATTCCACAGCAAGCGGGCGTTCTGGTCAACACGCGTCATCGACGCCCGTGATGTCGAGGGTACAGACAAACACCTGTACCAGCGCATCATCGACGAGTACGGACCAGACAGCTACCAAGCCAGTGTCGAAGTCTACGGTAACTTCCCGTCAGAAGGTGACGATCAGTTCATCGGCAGCAATCTGGTTGATGACGCCATGAAGCGGCCACCTGTCAAAGATGACAGCGCGCCCATCGTCATAGGTGTAGACCCTGCACGCTTCGGGGCTGACGCCACCGTCATCGCCATACGGCAGGGCCGTGACATCTTGGAACTACGGAGACACCGCGGCGCTGACACGATGGAAGTGGCCGGCTACGTCATCGACGCCATAGAGCAGTTTAAGCCTGCGCTGGTCTGCATTGACGAAGGCGGCCTAGGCGCAGGCGTCGTGGACAGGCTGAAGGAGCAGCGGTACAAGATACGCGGCGTAAACTTCGGCAATAAGGCCAAGAATCAGATCATGTGGGGCAACAAGCGCGCAGAGATGTGGGGCGCCATGCGAGATTGGCTACGCACAGGCCATGTGCCCAACGACAGGTTTCTGAAAACAGACCTCATCAGCCCGCGCACCAAGCCTGACAGCAAGGGAACACTGTTCCTTGAAAGCAAGAAAGATATGAAGTCACGCGGGCTGGCGTCACCTGACGCAGCGGACGCCATAGCGGTCACGTTTGCTTTTCCTGTAGCGTCACAGGATTTTCGACAAGGACGCGTTGACAGACGCTCTCCAAGCAGGTATTCTTCCGCTGGAGTTTCTACAAGCTGGATGGGCAGTTAATGGCAGGCAAGAAAAAATCTGTGTCGTTGTCCGTAGGCCGTGGCGAAAAGTTGCCTGTGTCTAAGGGCGCGGGACTGACCGCTGCTGGCAGAGCAAAGTATAACGCTGCAACAGGTAGTAACTTAAAGGCGCCTGCGCCCAGCCCGAAGACAAAGGCTGACGCAGGACGCAAAGCGTCATTCTGCGCGCGTATGGGCGCAGTAGCAGCTAAAGCTAAAGACGGCGAACGTGCCAAAGCTAGTTTGAAAAGGTGGAAATGCTAATGAAACTCGGTCTATATGCAAACATCAACGCAAAGAAAAATCGCATAGCCGCTGGCTCTGGCGAAAAAATGCGTAAACCCGGCGCTAAAGGCGCGCCCACCGCCAAGGCGTTTAAAGACAGCGCCAAGACGGCCAAGCCAGCTAAGAAGGGTAAGTAAATGCCAGCCAATAAATACACACGCGCACTGTACAAAGTTGGGACTGTAAAAGCTGAAAAGGCCGCGATGGCTAACCGTGACCCAGCCCGCAAGGCAGCAGCCATGAAGATCATGGAGCGCGAAGGTACGACAAGCGCAGCAGGCGGACGCTCGGCAGTTAAAATGCCGAAACCTGTACAGGTCATCCGCACAACGACGATGATGAAACCAACGCCAGCAGCAAAGAAACGCTAAAGTGCCGTTGGTCAAGTCGCCCAGCAAAGCCGCGTTTCGCAAGAACATCAAGGCTGAAGTAAACGCCGGAAAACCTGTCAAAC